AAATAGAAATAAAAGCATATTAAATCAGAAAAATAGAAATAAAAGCATATTAAATCAGAAAAAAATTATTCTTATTGTCTTGTATCTAAAAGCAGTTTGGCGCAGAGGAAGCGCACAGGGCCCATAACCCTGGGGTCCGTAGATCGAAACTACGAACTGCTATATGCTCTTATAGTGTAATGGTTAGCACTGCAGGTTTTGACCCTGCCATTCCAAGTTCGATTCTTGGTAAGAGCAACATTTATTTCTTATTCTTTTTATCGAATAAGAAATAATAATAATAATATACTATAAAAAACACATTACCACCAAGAAGGGCTAAAATATCCAATAGTATTATATTGTATTTGGTATTTTTTTATCCTTTTTAAACATTGCATCTATTACATTTCTTGCTACAAATTTCTCAGTTTTTCCATTAATATTAATTTCTACGTTTATTAAGTTTACATATTCTGTATATTCATAATTTTGAATTATTTTTTTATATTGTGAATCAAATTTATTACTTTCAGGATTTAATTTATCGTCATGTGCACTATTATAATAATCATATAAAAATACTTGATGACTTTCACCTTTGATTGAGTTAAAATGTATACTTATTTCATTTGATTTAAAATAGACTTCATAATCATCAAACACTTTATCACCTATTTTATTATTGATTATATACTTTGAATCTATTGGATTTATTATATTACTCAATGCGTTAAAGGGAAAGGGTATAATAGAATGACCAAAACCGGAAAAATATTCTTTATTCGTTTTTTTATCTTTTATTAAAAAACACATGGTTTTATTGTCTTTTTCATATTCTCCGAACCACAATAAATATATTAACCAATCATCATTCAAAACAACAAACCAAATATATGATGTTAAAAAATGATCATTGGTGCCAATATAATTATCAAACCAAAAATTTCCTTCATTTACTATCTCATCATTATTAATCATACCTCTTTTAATACTACCAATCATTGGATTATCACTACACCATTCTCCTGGAGAACTTGTAATAGGATTATAAAATTTAACCAAACTTCTTAAATTATAATATCTTGGAATAAAAGTTGGTTGATTTGTATTATAATCATTTATATCAAGTTCAAAATTATATTTGATATTCGGCGTGTTTACTATAATTTTCATAGTGTTTTCAATCATATTTATTTTTTGTATGTATGCATCACCACAAGTTATTATTAAATTATTATTTATTTTACTAGTTTTTAATTCATTTAAATTTAAGGTGAGTTGATTTAAATCAGTGGTTTTATTTTCAAAATCATATAAATACACGTTTAATGTTATTTCATTTGAAAATTTATTTTTTAGATTGAATAATGTAAACAAGGTATATTTTTTAGTATGGAAAAAGAAATAATTATAATAAAAAGAAACATTGTTTATTTTTGTATTTTGAATTTTGTAAAGATAATCATGATTCTTAATGCCCAAAACAATTTTATTTGTAAAATCCACTATCCATTCTTTCGTTTGAATATTATGTAGTTTTGAAAGAGGATGAATGTATAAAAAATATATTGTTAAATAAATTATTATTATAAAAATTAAAAAACACAATATAAAATAACCAATATTTGTTTTCTTTAGTTTTTTTCTTGTTTGTTTCATTAAACGTACCATAATATATATTTGAAGATTATTAAAAATTATATTTTTTCTTTAAAAATATTTCTAAAATCACTAATAATACTATAGGAACACTAATATAACACCATAATGATGTTATTGTAAATAGTTCATTATAATAATATGAATTAAACAATGCTACAAAAAATGACATAATAATTATGAAGGAACTATTTCTATGTTTGTTGCTTAGTAAAGCTGGTACAAACCATATTAAAAGATACATCAACATGGTTGGATTTAAATCATACAAATTAGCAGAAGTCCATTGCCAATATAAATGATATTTTTTCTTTTTAGTACATACTCCATCTTTTTCATTGTTTGAATCAGTTGCATAAAAACTATCTGAATATTTCATACCATTTTCCTTTGTATAATAAAGTCTAGTAAAAATATGAACAAATGTCCAACAAACTGATAACGCCATTCCCGTTAAAAATATTTTTTTATCACAATTGTTACTATTTGAAAAATAAAAAAAATTCCATAAAAAGGGTTGAACTATAACTAAAATATATGCAAATTCAGTAAGTAAATAATTAATAGTATTACCACATTCATTAACATAATAATATTGTACTCCTTGTAATAATTCCATAGTTGAATAAAAATACAACAAAAGTGACAAATAATTATACTTTAAAACATTATTTGTAAGTAAATATGTAGCTACTGAAAATCCAACTAATGCAAATGAAAAAGATACAGGTGTACTATAACACATTACTATAAAATATCAATATATATTATTATATATTTTATGTAATCTATAAAATAATCTATGGTTCCTTGAACTCATGGTCATATATATCTTCTAAAATAGCAAGCTGATTATTTTTTTTAGAATAATATTTTGTAATTATTCTAGATTCATAACTTGACTTGAAAAATAAAAATAAAAATATGATATAATACATTATTTTAAGGGAAATAGGAACATTTTTTAAATAATATAACACAATACTCACTGTTAGCAAATATAATATTCCTGATATAGCCATAAACAATCCCGTATAATTTGCATAAATTGAAATAAAAGTAGGGTGAAAAATAGTTTTTGTCGTTTCTAAATCAATAGTGTAAAATAACAATTCAAAAAATGACAACCAACAAGAGTCAAATATAAACCATCCTAATACTATTGCAAATATTAATGTTAAATAAACAAACATATCAACTCTTGTACCTAGACCATTGAAGAAAAATAAATAAAAAAATAGTCTCGTTCTGTAGGTAAACTATCAACAAAAGGATATTTATTTTCATTAAATATAGATATCACTAATAATATTATTGCGACTATAATTATTTTTAAATAACCATTCATTTATAAATAATATATATAAATATTGTAACATAAATTTTTTTTAATGTGAAAAATGGCGTTTTCACAAGTAATAACAATAATTACATTCAATTTCTCTCCAATGGGATTATTGTTCATAGTAGCATATTTAATATCATTTGATTTGTAATGAATATCGTGTCAATTTTTTTTCCATTTACACTTTTGCACAATAAAAACGCCCCCTTTGGGGGGGGCGGGGGGGGGCGGGGGGCAGTTATGAATGAGCAAGGTGATGCTGATTGCGCATTTTAAATGCGCAATGGTGTAAAATGTTCAAGGATGTATATATACGTATATTTTTTGCAAGCTAGAACAAAAAATATATTATACAAAAGAAAGCAACATTATTCATTTAAAATCTTGTATTTTGACTTATCTATTGTCACATTTTTACCAATGGTCTGCAACAATTGAACATGTCTTTCTTCTATTTCTTCATCACCATCCCCTTTGTCGAATATTTCAACAAACATTTTCACTTGTTTCATAGGATAGTCATCATGATCATCTATAGCATGACGATAAGGAAAAAAGGTGAAAAGCTTTTGTCCTATAGATTGGCAAAGAATCATCAGTTGTTGGATTACCAATGCTTGATATTCTTCCTTGTTTTTCGTCCACGTATCATCTCCCATTTTGATATAGAGCGTATTGCGTTTCTCGTCCGTGCAATGAATGGGACGCTTTTCGATACCGAGTTGATCTAACCTTTTTGAAATGATTTGAGAATGGCCTTTGATATATCCCAATTTTCCGAATTTCTCGATTTCTTCGGGCTGAACGTCTTGAATGGATTTCAAAAAATCGATGATATTCACGGCCTCCTTGCAAACTTTGTCCAGAAACACATTCATCGTAAAATGATTATTATTCTGTGTATTGTTGATGGTGGTAGGGCGATTGGCCAATTCCATCAGCTTTTCATTAGTATCTTCTTGTTTTTCCGCAATTTCAAACATCTTTTCATACAACTTCATCACCATTTTCTTCATTTCTTCGTCATATTCTTCCTTTTCTAGTTCTTGTTCTTGTTCTTGTTCTTGTTCTTCTTTGATTTCGAGTTGCATTTCATTTGAATGCTTTGCATTTTTCAAATGTTTCGATGTTAAACAATGTTTTTCATAATCTTTTTTACTATCAGTAAAATAGTCACATGATTGACAAATATATTTGGGTGGGATTTTTTGGGATTTTTGGGATTTTTGATGTTTTGATGTCAAACAATGTTTTTTGTAATCTTTTTTGTTACGAGTTTTGTATTGACAGCTTTCACATATAAATGTAAAGGGATTTTCGGGGATAAAATGTAGGACTTCTCCCATATATCTCCTAAAGATAATTCTTTAACTAGTTTTCCCGAAAAAAAGTTATGCTGCCAAAAAAATAATGAATAAAATAATAAGCAAAGCATAAGAATTTTTTCAGTCACAAAACACAAATTTCGGAAACTATTCTGGGAGATATGGGAATCGGACATTTTAAAATGTCCAAATCAGTTTTCCGAAAATACTTTTGGGAATTGACTATTTTTGAAATTTCATAGAGCGGGCTTCGCCTCAAATATACCCATTAATTCTATCTTCTTGATAAATACCAGAGCATAGTAGAGTAACAAATATACATTGGGGGATTTTAATATATTTGGGTGGGATTTTTTGGGATTTTTGGGATTTTTGATGTTTTGATATCAATCAATGTTTTTTATAATCCTTTTTGTTACGTGTTTTGTATTGACATATTTCATATATAAATGTAATGGGATTTTTGGGGATAAAATGTAGGACTTCTCCCATATATCTCCTAAAGACAATTCTTTCACTGGTTTTTTGTAAAAAAATTATGCTCATAAAAATGGAAACAACCAAAAAATTACCACAGCTTAAAAAACTTTTCAGTCACAAAACACAAATTTCGGAAACTATTCTGGGAGATATGGGAATCGGACATTTTAGAATGTCCAAATCAGTTTTCCGAAAATACTTTTGGGAATTGACTATTTTTGAAATTTCATAGAGCGGGCTTCGCCCGCGGGTGCGACCTTGAATATTATATGACGTGGAATTATGTAAGCATATATGCTCACATAATTTAGATACGTGTTTGTGCAACTAGTTACCAATCCAAGAAAAGAATGATGCTATTCTATGACTATGACTACATGTAATCAGAGGGATCGAAAGTAACTATCATTGCATATAGATTCATCAATTGCATAATTTTATCAATATCTGGAACAACTATTGGAGTTTTTGGAATTCCTTTTTTTTCATGATCTCTATCTTGGATAGATTGAAGCAACTCATTAATATTGACAGATTCTCTCAATTCATTGTTTATATACACATTGACAATGTATTTATTATTCACTACATTGTTATCATAAACATGGGAAGAATTGCTTGCTAATTGGTTATTTGTGGATTGTTCCTGATGTTGATTTTGAGTTGTCGTCAATATAAAATTATTTTTCTTTACTACAAAATTTTCATTCAATTTTGTATTTTTTTGTTTGACTTCTTCTTTGGCTTCTTCTTTGGCTTCTTCTTTGGCTTCTTCTTTGACTTCTTCTTTGACTTCGGCTTCAGCTTTCTCTTTGGCTTGCTGTATGGCTTGTTGTATGGCTTGCTGTTGTTGCACCAAAGAATTCATCTTTTTTATATGTTTGGCAGTTTGAATATGTTTATCATATCTAGCTTTGTGTTCAGTATTATAACGACAAGCAGCACATTCATACCCAGTAGATGATTTTTCCACTTGTTGCATACGAATATGTTTTGCAGTCAAACAATGTTTTTCATATTTGAATTTATTGCATGTATTATATAAACAGGTGTTACATGTAAATGATTTTATATCGTTTTCCTTGGGTATAGGTATAGGTATAGGTATAGGTATAGGTATAGGTGTATTTTTCATTTCTTCTTCCATAAATATACTTGGGAAAAAACTTTAAATTCTTTTACTTAAATATAATGACAAAAAAAGTAAAAGAATCAAAAAAGCAGAGCATAAAAAATATTGTTCATAAAGAAGTAAAAAAGTATTATTTTTTTGCATAAATAGGATTCACAATGAAATCATCTTGAGTATCAAATATTACATCTAGTTTTTTTTCACCTAAAACATAAATATTCAACAAATCACCCATTACAATATGTGGTTGATAATGCAATACATCATGAATGGTAATTTTTTCTTCTTCGGATGTCAATTGAAAATCAAAATTTAATAAAAAATGAACGGCAAATGCGGTATCAATGGTTTGATATTTCAATATATCCCATAAATTCAAAGCATATATGTTTTCCTGCAATATTTTCATTGAATATTTCTTTTTTTGTATATCCAATTTCAATACAGATTGTAGTTGTGACTTCATATATTCTGACAATATATTCCTTTTTCTCTTTTTTACTTGATTTCTTGATTTCTTGATTTCTTGATTTCTTGATAGTATAAAAATCAAATTACAAGTTATAAAAAAATTGAAACTAATTTATAATTAATACTTTCAATTACAAGCACATCAAGAAAATGAATACACGCAGTCAATCCAAAGCGTTATTAAAAGTGAATCCCTTAAAAGTGAATCCCTTAAAAGTGACTCCCATAGAAGTGAAACCTATTAAAGAGAGAATAGAGAATACAAAAGAAGAAAAAGGAATCTATGCAGTAGATATAGATTTTGATGAAGCAAGCACAGCATGGAGATCCAATAAAAAACATTTAGGAAATGGATATTTTCGTTACATTCCTTTTCGTAATGCATCTGCATCTGCAAAAAAAGTATCACCCATTACAGAAGGAAGAGTATTACGTAGTAGCACTAGAAAATAAGTGTAAAAATAAAAATCAATAAACCAATCTACCTACACAATGATGACTTCCACAACAACAATCAAAAGATATATTGTCTATGCTTTTTAATCCGAGAAATTCATTATGCAACAAACGATAATCACATGTTAATTCGGTTCCTGCTTCAATATCTTCACGTGCTACTACAATATATTCCTCTTTGGATATATAATATTGACGGGTATTTGGACTGCAAGAATGATTCATAAAAGAGTCAAATCCAATCATTTCATAATAGTCTTGACGATGTATAATATGATCTTCATGTGTCAAACGTTTATAAAAATCACCTATTTTCATTATAAATACTTTTGTTTCGTCCGTATCAATCCATGCCTTGTTTTGAAAAACAATCTCAGCTGTTTGAAAAGGAGTAGTAGTTATTAATTTACATGATTTTTTTTCGTCTACGACTATTTTGACACCGACAGGACATGTTTTTGCAGTATCTATGATGGAAACAATAGAAACATGTGGATTCTCCAAGAGATATTGAGCCAACATATCTGGTTCGTCAGGCAATTCATCAACATATTCTTTTTCTTTTTCCATGAATCAATGTGATTTTGCAATATATAAGTCAATAGTCAATCCTTTTTATATGCTTTTTTGTATGTGAATAGATAATCATTGAGAGAAAGACTCACCTTTTTCTCTCTATTTCAATTCACAAATACTCATCCGTGTATTGTTCAACAAATAATAATAGTCTGCATTTGTTCCACGATGTTTGTATTCTGCGAGAGATTTTTGCAAACATGTAATCATATCATTCATCGTTTTGCTTTTGTAAAATGTTCGAATCAAATCAGTAAATTCTTTTATATTTTTTCGAGTGATTTCAAAATGAAAGAGAGAATAATTATGTGTATTGCACGAATTCATAAATTCCCCATAATTCTGCATCAAAATACATGTCAATACATGATAGGAAAAAACACTTGTATTTTCTTTGTATAAAATGTCTCTCGCCAAAACAGATTTCTTATTGGAAGAATATAAATCTTTGTAAGTCAAACCCATGAAATCCAACACCTTTACCATTTGAAAACAACTATATATTTGTTCAAAATGAATCATGATATTGAAATATTGTAAAAAGGTGTCGAGAGAATACATTTTTCCCCGTTCATCAAACAAACTACAAAAACAGATATTCAATATTCTGGCCCATATTTCTGCATAGGCTTCAAAATAATTGATTTGTTCTACGGGAACAGGTATAGGAAAAAGGGATAAAATTTCCTTGTTGTAAGGGATACTTGTATTGGAGAATTCCAAACCAAAGACATGAAAACACTCATGAATCAGTGTTTTGAACCATTCTTCTTTTCTAAACACGACAATTACACTATTTCTGCGACAACTATAACTAAATGCAGTATTTACATGCATTTCATCCAATATAGATACATTGCTAGAAGGAAGCATTTTCTCTCGGGATGTCATATATATAAACATATCCAATGATTTGGCACATCGATTGGCAGTAGAATTCGCATTAGAAATGACAAGGTGTAACAAAAGAATGATTCTT